TCCCAAATCTCTATCTTCCAATTTCGACCGAGTAAACTCTTAAACTCGCTATATGCCCGAACTCCTGCCATTATCTTACTAAGCTATTGTCTTGAATTGCTCTATCTTGAACCAATCTGATCACGTCACCATCCAATACGCCACGCACCTCGACCATCATTTTATTCGCTCCGCCTGACATCTTATCGAATAGTTTCGGAATCTTTTCAAACGGAATGATCGCCTCGCCTCGTGAACCAGGTTTCTCCCCAATCATTGCGAGTGTTGGACCAGTTACCGCACCCCCTTCGGCAAATTTTGGAATGGCAGCGAACGCACTTAATACGCCACTTACTGCCGTTGCGATAAATGCAGGAGTTGAGAAGATAGCTGCTGGACCAGTTGCCGTCCCTGACTGCGTTGCACCTGCGATAGCGTTTGCAATCGAGTTGGATAGGAGCATTGATATCAATTTCATTATCGTGCCACCTAAATTTCCTACAAATCGTTCAAATGCGTTTTCACTATTGACCAAATCGGCAAATATGTTTTCACTCATTGACGCAAACGCCTGACTTACCGCCTGACCAACTTGCATTGCTACCTCACGGGTTTTACCCATTTGTTCCCGTAACGTTTCGAGTTTTTCATACACGATATTCATCGGTGCAAGCGCTTCCTCATCGACTGGGACTAAATCTTCTGGATTAAGCGTTTCGAATGTGGGTAGCGTTGGTTGTAAGTCAAAATTCCATTGGTCCATGTCGGTTGGAGGCATTGGAACTTCATCCTGCCATGACGAATCGTAAACGACTGATTTTGTTTCGGTAGTGTTTATGTTTACCTTAACGTTTGCTTCTTTACCATCTAACGCATCAACCTCATCATTAATCATTCCCATTGCCCTCATTCCTTTGTCGATGCCGTTTTTTATTGCATCTCCAAAAGTTCCGAACTCGTGGGCATATTCTTTCGTTTCGGCTTTTAAGAAGTCTAAACTATCCGCCAACATCTCGAACGGGTTGGGTAATTCATTCGCTCCGAATGTACGAGCCAACAAATTATACCCTTCGATAATTGTTCCAAACGGATTGTATTGAATTAAATACTGGAGCATTGAAACCAGTGCGTTTCGCCACCAGTTAATATCTTTGAATCGTTCCGTTACCGCTTCCCAGTTGTCGTATAGGTATATAATCGCTGCGGCAAGTGCCCCAATTGCAGCTACTGCAATACCAATTGGACCGGTTAAGAATGTAATAGCCGTCCCAAGTCCACCAAGCGCAATACTAAGCGAACCAACACCAATAAGTAGTGGTCCAATCGCTGCGGCTATCCCAGCCACCATAAGAATCATTTTTTGACCTTCTGGGGTTAGTTGTGTAAAATACTTTGTTAAGTCCTGAATCCGTTTGGTTAGCGTTTGGACAAATTCGGATAAATTAAGATTTTCCGATATGGATTTACCTAATTCACCAAGTGCCAAAGAAACATTATCTTTCAAGGTGCTGAACAAACCGAAAATAGTCTTGCTTTGACGCTCCATACCGTTGGCAAACTTACCGCCCTCCATTGTCGCGTCTTGGAACGCTTTAACCAATACAGGGAATGTAACTTGTCCAGCACTTACAAGGTCTTTAATTTCACTCTCTGCAACTCCCATCGAATCGGCCAACATCTGAATGATAGGCACTCCGTTGTTGATTAATTGGAGTAGGTCTTGACCCATTAAACGACCCGCAGCCGCAACCTGACCGAATGCAACCGATATGTTTTGCAAATCTCCGCCCGATACCGCTGCGATGTCACCAATGTTTTGAAGACTGTTATACGCTTCATCTGCGGATAATCCAAAACCGAGTAGTGTGTTATTGGCCTTTACAAGTTCTTCGAGTTGAAACGGTGTAGATGCGCTGAATTGTTGAAGTCGCTCAAATGCGTTCGCTCCGGCTTCTGCCGATCCCGTTAATACTTCGAGTGACGTTTGTAACTTTTCGAATTTACCAGCCGTCATTACCGCAGCCGTACCGATTCCAATAATTGGTGTTGAAACTTTCAAAGATAAGTCACGCCCAATTTGGTTCGCTTTCTTCCCGAAGTCGTTTAGTCGTGTCGTTGCGGACTTTAACTTTTGCTCAAAGTCTTTAACGTTCGCCCCAATATCAACGTATATGCTACCTACCTTGTCCGCCATTTGCTCGTGCTATTTTAGCAATAATTCGTTTTTGTTCATCGCTTAACTCAATCCGTTCCGTTGGTTTATCGAAGCTAAGCGGAATCAAATCGCGCCCTTTTTTCTTCTCCTTAACCACCGTGTTGTAAATCGATGCGATTATCTCTCTCGTATGCAACCACTCCCGTTCCTTTTCCTTTTCGAATCCGTTTATTCGAGTTGTTACATAAAAAAAGGAGGAATGCCAAAACCGACTTTCCTCCATTCCTATTCGTCCGCAACAATAGTCATACAAGTCGGCTATTGTTATGACTTCTTCTGCGCTTGTGCCTTCTTTTTTTTTGCTATTCCGCCTCCGTTCAGTTGGTTGATTGCCTCTACTATTGCCATGACAATATCGCCTCCCTCATCGCTTAATAGCGCATTGAGCATATCGCGCTCTTTGATGTCCAGTTCCTTCTCGTTGTAGATCGCTCCGGTACGCGCTGCCACAAATGCCAACTTGCTTACCGCTTCAACTGAACTGATAAGAACCTTTCCACCTTCACCGCTTATTCCTTGAAGTACCGAGTTCATTTTGATTTGGATCTGATTCACATCGTCCACCCCAATCAATTGACCGTACTCAAGAAGCGCAGCCATGTCCATACGGAACACTTGCGCCTTACCGTTTACTTTAGCTTGGATTTTTTTCATTATGTTACGACTTCAAAGTCAAACGAACCAGTTAACTGCAAGTTGAGTGTATAACTTGCCATCTCATTCTTCGGTCCAGTTACGTTCACCGAACTGATAAGTGCCGTGCATGACAAATACTGCTCACCAACTTGGCTGAACTGACCCCATTTGATAGCGATTTCAGTTCCATCGATAAGGTCTTGAAGTGCCGAATCGGTCGTTCCGTTCCCAGTTGAGTTGTCGTACAGTCCGTTCACGGTTAGCGTTCCGGTACGTTCGCCACGAGTGAACTCCTTGTATGCGTTACTGTCCTTTGTCGTCTTGTCGATCATGTCAGCCGATAGGTCTGCACTTGCATCGGTTTGGAAGGTGTATGTGTTTCCTCCTGCTTCGACAAGGACTAAATCTCCTTTAATTGTTGCCATTTGTGTTTAATTTTATTCGGTTAAAAATAATTCGATAATCTGCTTGTATTGTTACTTTTACTGAAAATCAACCGATTTTGATAACGGTTAAGGTCATTTCGTCTGGAGTAAAGTCAGCACTCGCATCTTCACAAGCGATTGATGCGCTGATTCTATCACCTGCCTCTGCACTTACCAATGCGCTGCATCCTGCGTGAACGGGATCGCCTCCTGAACCTACCTTAGCTTTCCACTTTCCGAATTGAACAACAGCATCGTTTAACTCGATATCGCCATAATAAATGGTATTACTATTGCCTTCGAATGAAACGTCCCACAAGACAATATAAACCCCATCAACACTCACGTCAATTTGATTCTGCGCAGCGTTGGCTGATACGCATCCGTTATCGATACCGTCCGATTGGAATAGAGTCACCTTATCAAAGGTGTTCGGGGTAGAATTAGTGGTTTGCGTTGTTACGCCTCCAGTTGTTCCGATGGTTCCATAATTTGCGAAGATTGAAACGACTGAATCACGAACGTCTTGTGGCGAGATAAGACCCGTTGAATTATCAGGTAATAACGCCAATACGTCCGCTAAACTTCTTTGTGTATTTGCCATGATATCTTAATTAAATCCGTCTGAAAATCCGTTTGAAAATGCTCCAGGTGATTCGATTCCGTTCTGCTCGTACTCGCAAAGCATCGACAAAACCACCTGATAATTTTTGCCCGTTGGCGTTACGTCCTCCAACTCCCGACTGTCCTCTAAGTAGAATAGTTTGTTTTCCAAATCATCATCCAACGCCAAATTCCCTGCTCGTGTCGGTCGAAGTATCTCCATCACTTGCGATGCGATGTCGTACATTCCCAGTTTTGATCCGCTATCCTCCAATGTAGGGCTGATCACCTTTACATCGAAGCGAACCGTGCCACCGAAGTTTTGTTTGGTATAGTCCTCTTGATTTCGTAGGGAACTGATATAAATGTAATACCCATCAACACCTTGTGGCATGGTTGAATAAACGGGAATCGTTTCGCCTCCAAGCGTTACGTTTCCATTCAACGCGGAGTAAACCCCCTTTACTATGCCTAATGCTGGATGCCTCATTTCGTTATATGTTTTTCAACCGTTGCCAAACTGACCTCCTCGTAACTCGTTCCGTCTTTGGCTCGGTCTTTTAATGTCTTAAATGACCAAATGTTCTCTCCACTCTTTACGTCCACTATCATCGGGTAAGGTGTCTGAATCAATTCGGGTTTGAATCCGCTTAGTTTTAAGTGCATCTCACTACCCGAATCCAACCCCTTGTTGTAATGGTTAGGGAATAACTCGCCTTCCGTATCTTTCCAAACCGTCTCAACTACATATCTGCTCATCACTCGACCTGCGCCTAAGATGTAATCCTTTCGATTTCCTACGTATGTATATTTCATGCACTCACCACTTTCCTTTTCCCAAAAATACAACGTCTTAATTCCTCCGAATGCGATGTGATTCGCGAATTGCAAATACTTCGGATTCATAAGGTCATCCGATCCAACTTGAATCAATTGCTCCCATTCAAATTCCAACGCAAACCGTATCACCGCGTTCCATTTCGCTCCGAGTGGTCGGTTCTCATGTTGGATAACGTGCCAACCGTTTTCACGCATGAACTGAACGTCATCGTCTGTACTTGCCACGCATATTTTCAAAACGTCCCAGTTACGATAATGGTCCACAAACATCTGTGTGACCTCTCGCCTTCCGTGAACCGCTGTGACTATCGCTTTCATTTGAATATCTTTCTTATGGCTTGGTTAAACTTCGGTTGGATCCTCTCCACCGCTGGTCGCATAAATGGACGTGGTTTCAAATTGTTCTGCTCAAATCCGAACTCTAACGCTCTTGAATATCTCGCTTGACTTCGAACACGACCAGTCATTTTGTTGCCCAGTATCTCCCAACGAATACCACCAACTAAGAAACCGTACTGCTTCGCTGGTGGTTCGCCCTCCTCCGATGCTCTGTGCGTTCGTCTTTGTCCGCCCTTCTGTCCTGGCATGGTTGGAATGCTATAAATCCGACCCGTACCGTTTTGATTCAATAACTCCTTAACCTCCCCGTCAACCTCAACTGTGGCCTTCTTCACAGCGCTCTGCACCGCCTTCGCTTTCTCTTGCGATATGCTTTGCATCGATTTGCGAATGTTCGCCAACTGGTCTTGTGGGATTTTAACGGTTATCATGGAAGGTAAGCATCGATATCTCCGTCATAAGTCGTACCTGTCGTGTAGATACGGTTGCAAGGGACGTGCAATACGTCCGGACCTGCTGCCGATACTCTCCACTCGAAGTCATCACCGCCAACTGTCTTTACTTTAATCACACCCGTACCGCCAGTGCATCGAACGATGAATGAACGGAATGGATCTGGAACATAGTCAGCTGCTGATACGTCAACCTGCTCGGCCGTGTTACCCTGATAAATTTCGTTTCCTCTCATTTTCTTGTTGTTATTGCTATTATCTTAAATCTATTCTTTTGCGAACTGATCTCGATGCTATGGATGTTAAGTATCTCGTCACCGTACTGAATCCGATCGTTTTCGGTTAGTGTCGGGAAATCGTCCTTATACATCTCAACCACATAAGGCCGACCGTTCACTATCTGCTCCATCTCGACCCGTTGGTTTCCCTTCACGTCCTTCACATCACACCACACGGTTGTCTCATCGTTCCAAGTCGTTGACTGTCCACCGATTTCGTCCGTTCCGACTGTCGCGCGTTGTATCGTTATTCTATCAACCCATTGATTGATCATATGAACATCTTTTTGCGATACTTATCGAGCATCTTTATTTGACTTCCTAACAAATCAAACTCTGTCGGTGCGTATGACCTGTTTTGGAACATCTCTCCAGCGATTTCAATGATCGCGCGTTTGATGATAGTCGGGCAGTCTGCTTCGGTCGTGTAAACGGCTTTGTATGACTTATCCGTCACTACTCCCGTGCTGAACGTTTGCGCGAATCGAATCGTTTTGTATTTATTTCCAGTCAACCAATACGAACTGTTTAATGTCAACGTTGTCGCGCTTCCCTCCTCGTCAATTCGCTCCACGCTCGTGATTGAATCAATCGGACCAATTACCAAGTCAAACTCCGTTTCTTCCTTTTCTAATTCAGACACGTATTGAGTGACTGTCTTTGCCACGAATGCACGTCCACAATATTCTTCCGCAAATTCCCTCGCCCCCGTTATCATTTCGGTTATCATCGTCTGCTCCAAGTCGTTGGACAAACGCAAATAGTCCTTTACCTCCTGATACGTTACGGGTTCGGTAATGCTTCCACTATAATTTATCTCCAGTTTCATCGAACTTTTGTTCTTTGGTTTTGCGCTTTGGTTTGCGCTTCTTTTGAACCGTACCGAACGCCCCAAGTTGCTTCAATTTGTTTTGAAGTTCGGGATGTAATACGGGTTCTGTGCCTTCTCGGTACGTCTCTCCGTTCAAAGATACTGTTTTCTTGATTCTCATCTTTTCACTTTTAATTAAACAAAAAAAGGGGTTAGATAATAACCTAACCCCCTCCACCAAGCCAATAGTGCAACGGTTACGATGCGCTTTCGATTGCCGCGATAGTGTTGGCAAATGTATCGTAGTAGAATGCAGTAGGGTAGTAGATTGGGAACGCCAAACGCTCTTCAACTACAACCGTTACCAAATTCTTAACTGCGTTGTCTTGATCCTGATCGTACAAACGAACCGAGATTCCTTCACGTTGTGCAATTTGTGCAGCCGAACTGTCACCCATTACCAACGTTCCAGCAGTTACTGCGGTTGTTGTTACAACTGGGATTCCGTTGAACAAAGGAATGCTTCCTTCGTATGTCAACATCTTGTAAAGGTACTCACCCTGTGAATCTTTCTCCCCTTGCATGAAGTAGAAGTCAGATGGGTTCATCATGATAACGTCAGCGTTGTGCTTACCTGCTGCGATCAATCCGTGTGCTGCGATGATTGCGTCAAAGTAAGTCGCAGTACCTGCTGCGTAACGATCTTCGAAGATTGTTCCGCTGAAGTTAGCGTCAGTCAATGCTCCATCATTCAATCCGGTAAGATTCGGTGCTGAACCGTTTCCAGTAAGAAGTTGAGTATCTTCAACGTCCATAAGTTCCTGAACTCCTACTGTGTTAAGGAATCCAGCTAATGCAGGAACGTCATTCAACAACTCTTCAGAGATACGCTTGTGGTGCGCAATCTTACGAGCTGGTGCTTCTTTCATTTCGAAGTCATTGTCCGATGCTGGTTTTGCGTTACCTTCTGTTACAGTAGTAGGTGCGCCATCAACTGCCGTCTCTTGTGCATAAGCGTAGATGCTTCCAGTCATTGGGATAGTACCGAATGCTGAACGAACGTGCAACTGCTCACGTTTTACAGGAATGATACCTGCTCTGCGTGTCGGCTCGATAAACGATACGTTTGTTCCGTTTGTCAATGAAGCCGCTTCTGTCATTGTTCCAGCCGCTTTCAACTCGATTGGGTTCGTGTTGCGTGACTGACGTGCAGCAAATGCTTTGAACGATGAATCTTCCGCCAATTTCTCTGCGAATGATTTTACGTTGCTAAATCCACCTTGTAAACCTGACTTCATTTTCTTTAGGTCAGACTGAAGTGAATCCAAAAGCTCTTGATTAGCACCTGCTTTTTCCATGAACTCTTTCGACAAGTTGTCGATTGCGCTCTTTGTTTCAGCTGCTACCTTTCCAGCTACTTCGCTTTGCGAGTTAGCTTTTTCGATTTGTGCGTTGAGGTCATTTTTGATATGGCTCAACTGCTCTTTGATTTGATCTTCCATTTTCTTTAAATTGATTTCCAAATTTCTATTAGGTCAATCGGCTCGTAATTGCTTTGAGTGAAATTGTCCGGCTCATCGCTTTTTGCGAGTGATATAATTTGATTCTTTATGATATCGAGTTGATTCTCGATGAGGTGGAATGTTTCGTCTGTGTAGTCTCCGTTGCGAAGTGCTTTGGTTAAGTTATCTAACCGTTCGGTAAGTGCCGATGCATCCTTTTGCGTAAACTCCGACTTCATCCCCACGACTGGAGTGTTCTCATTCGCCCCCCAAGTGACTGACGAATATTCCCATAACTTTGCTTCGGTAATTTCGTTTCGGCTCTCGCCAGTCTTAATGACTTCGAATCCGACCGAATGCTCTGTGATAACACCGTCACGGTACAGTTTCAAATAGTCACCGTTTCGAACATCGCTAACTTTGGATTGAATAAGTAAACCCTGACCGTCCTCCTCCATTGACATAGGAATCCCAATCGGGTTCATCATGTCATGCATCCATAAGTGCTTAATTCGGGGTTTGCCCGATGCTGGACCGCGTTCTTTGATTGATTTCGTCCATGCTCCCTGACGGATAACATCTCCATCCGAATCCATGTTATTAAACGCTGATGCGTATAGGGTCACGATGCCCTTATCCATATTCACTTCCTCAACGGGAAGACTGACATTTTTATACTTCATCATGTTACGAAAATATCGTATATTGCATGATGAATAGTTAAGAATACTGAAAATGGAAATACAAAATCCCTTTGAAGGCAGTCCGCTTCAATTCCAAATCGAAGTCGAGTATTTTCAGAACGCAACGTATGACATTGCGTGTTTGTGTTACTTTTACGAGAATCAGAATTGATCCATCCCCATCATTCGGTAGTGCCAAAACTTGGCTAAGTTGAAGTCGATGTCGAACTCTCGGCATACATACGCCAAGCTATCCGTAACGGAATAACCCAACTCGATTCGTCTCGGCACTTCCACCTCAACGATGAACCGTTTGTCCGCTTTCTTCTTGAAACAACTCGCTTTGAGTAGGTCGATACTAATTTCTTTGGCTTGGTCCGGTGTGATTCCATGCCGTTTCGATAATAGCTGGTAGAATTTCTCGGCTGATGTCATAGGTCTGTTATGTATCTTACAACGCATCGGCAGTTGATTGTCTCGTCTGCTGGTGCTTGTGCATCTCCTGGTACCATCATTGAACTGCCTCCGACTGTGAACGCCTCGTCCATCTCAACGATTTGTCCATTCGCCTCTGCGTGGGTTTGTCTTACTCGTGCATCTGCTCCAGCTATCCACTTTTTCTTCAATTCCAATCCAGTCGCTTGTGCCCCGATGTAACTCGCCCGATTCGATGCGGTCAATACCTCCGTCCTTGCAATTCGTTCCGCTCGGTATCTCGCATCATTTCGCCACGTATCGCCTACATACTTCACGATACTGTTGCGCGTTTCAACCAATCCCAATCCTGCCTCCTCCGCTTGGACCAACGCCCTCCGAATCAATTCGACTGCTCTCTTTCGGCTTGTCTTGTTTATGGATGTGATGCGATACCCTGCCGTAAACCTCATGTAGTTCAGTATCTGATTAAGCCAACTGTCCTGAACCGTTTCGCTTACGTCCTTTCGCTTAATGATGTCGTTGTATGTCATTGCAGAGAAGTGCTGACCAACTTCTGAATAAAGCGCGGTGTAAAAGGCGCTGGTTCGCTCGAAGTTGAGTTTATTCGCGGCCATATCTGGATTCTGCATATCGCCCGTAGATTCAAGATAATCTAATACGGGTTGGATCTGCGCCATAAGCATACGTCTGCACTCACGCTCGTATTTACGCTCGTACTTCCGCTTCTCCTTGTCTATCTCCTTATAAAAAGTCACTCGGCGCGTCTGGATTTAAGTCAATATCTAAAGGCACTCGACCTGCGTTCATAAAGTATCGGTTCAAATCTTCATCGGTTACTTCGGGTAGCCCAATCTTTTCTCTGAACTCCGCCAAACTCATCGCACCCAAATCGACTGCGATTTTGAACGTTTCGGCTTGGAGTTTAAGATCCTTTTGCAGTTCAGGAATTTTGCTCCAGTCCATCTCGACTTTGACCCCATACGAATCGCCTATCCATCGGTTGAACTCTTCCAACCATCCGTTCACAAGCGGCTGCACTGCGTTGTTGAAGAATACTCTCCGTGCCGTGTCGTAGTTGTTATAAGTCGAACTGTCGTTGTCGCTGAACATAATCGAAGGCACGTGATACACTCGGCAAATATCTTGTAAGTTCCAACGCTGATCGTCAATGATACCCAAATCAACTGGGCTTAACCCCATGTCGATAAACTTCACCCGTGCCGATGTGAACGCTAACTTACCGCGCTTATTTGCTCCTGCATATTTCTTGGACCAACTGCGTTCGATATCTAATGCTTGTTCTTTGGTGAATTCGCTCGTACTGTTCGGACTTTCATCGCTCGACACGATTCCAATCGCTCCCATGTTCTCGAACGATTTCTGACTGGCCAAATATGCCTCGTTACTTTTCGCCACCACTCTCGCTGCGGCTCGGATTGGGCTCATCCCGTAAAGGTCCTGCCCCCAGTCATAGTCGTAATTTGGGAACTTATCGTGACACACCTCATCGGGTTCAAACTCAATACCTTGCTCACCGATAATCACGCGGTAACCTTTAACGGGTTGAAGCGGTCCGCCCGTTACAATCTCCGTCCATTGCGATGGCATAACGAACATCTCCTGAATCTTTCCTGCATTTGGTCCGTTCTCTAACTTGATACCGTACGCATACGAATTACCCGTAATTAATTTGAATCCGAACAATTGCTGGAAGAACTCCAACCGCCCTTGAAGTGGGTTGGGTCGTGCAAATAGTTGGCGGAGTTTTTCATCCTCGACCTCCTCGCCTTGTGCATTGACGAATTTAACATGCTTGATTGAATCGGCCGCAGTCGATGCGATTTGGCTCACCACCGAATAGACTAAGGCATTTTTAGAATACGCCTCTCTAACGTACTCGTCTGCGTTCTGCTCAATCGATATGGGAGTATTGGTTCCAATCCATTGGTAGATTTGTCGGTATAGCTTGTTGGGGCTGATGGCTTGTTTGATTCGATCAAATAGTGTCATAGTGCGAAGAATGTAGTTTTTTGCTCATCGTTTAACGCCATAACCATTACGTCCACTTGGTCATCGTGCTTTGCATACGGGAATTGAATAACCTCTCCTAAAAAGCGGTCATTCCATCCCCCTGCTAACAACTTGACCCGACCTGCTTCAACTTTTGCAGATACGGCATTGGCTCGGCTTACCTTGTCTCGTTCCGGTGGTTTGTCCTCCAAAACGTTCAGACCAGTTTCGGATCGTAACTGTTGCACTATTGACTTTCCACTCGCTTTTGGCTCGATGTAAATCTTAGACTGTCGGCTTAGTCCGTGATTATGCGCATAGGACTTTAAGAACGTAACTAACTGCGGAAACTCTAACCGAACCGTTTCCACGTTGCGAATATACAAAAAATTATCATGCCACGCGTAACACATAACCGCAGTTGGGTCGTTTTCACTTTTACTCGTATAAGCTGGGTCAACTTTAACGTGCCACGTTGCGTTCTGTGGCAATTCGTGAACGATTCCAAACCACTCTTTTTTGAAGATGTTACCACTTGGCGGTGTTGGTGTTTGGAGAATCTGCCCAGCATAACCCACGCTTCCTAACTCAACCTTAAACTTGTCGAGTAGGTTCTGCGTGAATCGTGTCGGCCAAAACAGTCCGTCCTTGTATTTATCCCGTAGCTTTGTCGGCTTGACCTCGTTGGTTAACTCGCCTGGAATACAGATGTGCCGATAACCTTCTTTTTTGAGAAGATATCCACTCAAGTCGTCCTCGTGCAGTCTTTGCATCACGATTATCCGTATGGCCGTGTGTGGGTTTTTGGTACGGGAATAGAACGTCTCGGAATAAGCCGTGTTCGCTCTGCTTCTTTCCACCTCTGAACTGGCTTCTTTCGGGTTTAATGGGTCATCCAATATAATCACATCTCCACCCGTTCCCGTAGCGGTTGCGGTCGTACTCGTTGCGAATCGCTTCCCTCCTTTGTCGTTCTCGTAATTACTCTTTACGTTTTGGTCTCCCGTCATTTCGAAAATATGCCCGAAATTCTCCTGAAACCAGTCGGATTGAATCAGTTGCCTCGACTTTCGTGCGTGTTCGGTTGATAGTGCTGAACTATATGACACGGTTAAGAATCCCATGTGTGGATTGATTATCCAACTCCATACTGGATATACTATGGTTGTGATGTAAGACTTTCCCGTTCGAAAAGGAACGTTTATAATCAGATCGCCTTTGGATGGTTTATTTGCAAGTATTCGATACGTCTCGGCTTGTAGGACATTGCATACAAACTTAATGTGCCAATTCGACACAAACGGGGTCTGTGGTTCCAGTACCTTAAAGGCCTCGAGAAAGAAATTGTAATAAGAAAGATACTTCTTATCGACTGCTATCTCATACGTCATCGAGCGATGTTAGTTGGTCAATGTCACTTTGTTCCAATACAGTTTTTTTGATCTCTACTGTTGAATTTTGATCGACTGTTTGCTTAGGCATTCCGAATCTATATCCGAGCCATGTTTTGATGGCTTGTACGTCTTTTTCTTTTACTTTATCTGCTAACTTTTGCCAAACTTCGGTAGGTGCAAGAACGGCATCCATTCGCTCAATCATCTTGACCTCATCTGCTTTCGGTTTACGACCAGCCCCTTTTCTTTTTCCTCCGTGTGCCATTTTGAAAAAACTTGACTATTCAATCCTCTTCTAACTCATTTTCAGCCCATCTACGCATCGGATCTCCTCCCCATGCTGCATACATTATCGAACCACATACTTCGTTCCCGTCACGGTCTGTAAACGACCCAGTATCGTACTCCTTTGCTCTTGATAGGAAGCTATATGTTCGCTTAACCGTTTCAAGACTTATCGGTTCACGTTTAGCCAGTTGATTCGCTCTTGTCCATCCCACGTTTGTTCCACAATCGCTTCCGTTCTTTTCCTTGAAGTCAATAGCCCTTTGTGCCTCGTCCGATGCTGCTTTAGGATAGTTCGTGAACGACTTTGTTTTGGGCTCTGACCATTGCGATTCACATACGGCATAACGCTGATCTCTGTCAGGGTATTCTGCTCTCATCGTATCGTTGGCCATGCAACGTCCAATAAAGTCTGTTCGTGTTTCTGAACTAACTGGTTTTGGTATGGGCATAATACAAAATTTTCGCTAAAATACAAAAATTATTTGAATTTCGCTATTTTATACATCTTTTCAATCGAATCGATTAACTCAACCCCATCCGAGATAGATACATCCGGTTTCGATTTGCCTTGCAACGTTTCCACCACGTTCTGAATTACTTCGGCGTGGTTTGATGCGCTCCCTTTATAACTTCCGTAGTCGTTTGGCTCGGTCGTATCGCATATTTCGGGTAGTTGGTAGTTCTTGATGTCGCAATGTGCGACCTCATTCATGTATTGGCCTCCGACCTTAATCGATCCGTTCTCGGCAAGTATTGTGATACTGCTCTCCATGTTTTCAGAAAAGCATGAAGTAGAAAAGTTCAAAATTCCTTTGCCTTGTGGTAGGTCGAAATGAACCGTTCCGGAATCTTCTATTTCGATATACGGATGTGAGTGGTTGTAGAATGTGGCTTGAGTTGGATCGATTTTCCCGAAGCACCATTGAACAATGTCCAAGAAGTGGGAGAACTGCGTGTATAGCACTCCTCCGTCTTTTATTTTGCTTCCGTGCCATTCGTGCTTCATGTAATACTCTTTGCCCCTATTCCAAAAACAGTTCACTACAACGGTATAAATCCGACCTAATTTGCTTACGATTGATTTGAGCCATCTCGATACTGGACTGTATCGATTTTGCATCACAACAAAGCTATGCGCGTTTATGGATGCTTCTTGGATTGCTTCTGCTCCTTTTCGCGTAAAGCTAATTGGTTTTTCTATGATAACATTTATTCCTGCATCGAGTAGAAGTAATGCGATAGGTGTGTGAAGGTGGTTTGGGGTGGATATGACCGCACAATCTACGTCGATTTGTTTGAGTAAGATTTCGGCAACGGTATCGAGTGTCGGTTCGGGGTGGTTCGGGTCTATTATTGTAGTTAGTTTGCAGTCGGGGTGTTGCTCGATTAAACCGTGATAACGTTTTCCGATTCTTCCATAACCAATAATAGCGAATTTTATCATAATGGTAGTGTTGCTCGGTCTAAGTTAGTGAATTTCCGCAACTTTGTCTTGCTATCAGTGTCTTTTATGTCCACTACCATACCGTGCGTTTTGACCGATAGGAGTTTAATCTTTGCGTTATGTTGCTTCATCAAAGTCCAACAACCGTGATCCAACCCACGATCGACACTCGGTCGGAATAAATCGTGTTTGATTCGCTCCATCATTGAACGGGTGTAAACCTTTCCGGCTCCTGCTGGTTCACCTTTTCGGTGGTTGTCGTATCCGGGCCAATAATACGAGCGTTTGTTCAATCGGTCGTGGAAGTAGATATCTTTGAGTGCGATGTGGTCGTAGTCTTGGTAGTGCTTTTGAATCGAAAGATAATAATCCGTGTCCGCTATATCGTCGCTCCCCATCATCAACACACAATCGTAATCCATAGATTCGAGTAGGTCCATTCCTCCGTTAAATTTAGCGTGAAGCGGACTATTTGGCGCGAAATAAGTGTGAACCTCCCAATCGTTTAAGAACTTGTCGTCACCGTCAGTAGTATATCCGTAGATGAACGATAATTCGACGCCATGTTCTTTCAAATTATCTCGCACCGCCATGTTGTATTCAAGACACATTCGAACGGTGTCGTGTCGGCCTTGCATCGCGGTGTAGTATATTATCTTCATCGTCTGTTTTCTCCTATGTATCGGATTGGACTACCTGCGTATTTACCACCATCTTTCATTTCGGACTTTTTGATAACGGTGCTATTCATCCCTATCATGCAACGAGGTGGGATAGTTACTCGTTGGTGGACAACTGCACCCAGTCCGATATTGGTGTATTGTCCTACGCAAACCCATCCGCCTATTAAAACGTGACAAGACAAAATAGCTTCAGTTCCTATCACTGCATCATGTCCAACGTGAACGCCTTTCATAAGCCATGCCCCGTCCATTATCTCCGTTTTTATTTTTGTACCGGAATCAACCGT